GGAAGGTGTTCGACGCTGGGACAGATTCGATGAAAAAGCTTCCATTCATACCAGCGACACCGACACCCGACCAGTTGTTTGAAGTGATTGGCGTACCCGGAAGCATACCGTGTGCGTTTGAGGTGTACACTTGCACCAGGTTGGAGTTTTGAGTGATGGAGGTGACGGTGATTCTGCAATTACCAGAGTTGAACACATTTCCTCGGCGAATTGTGGTGGACGGGGTGACCATCTGACCCGTGTTAATCTGCCCCTTTGAAAAGTACGTGAAGGTGTTTGAAGGAAGTGAAATGAATGAGCCAGGAGTGGTGTAATTGGCGGTGACGAGGAAATATCCCTCTGCACGATCAGCTGTGCGTTGAAAATTGGTGAGACCGTTCACGGTGATGACTGAGCCGACTATGGGCTGAGGCGACGTGGTTCCTACGTAAATGTTAGATACCGCATAGCCATCCGAAACCACGTCTGTAATCACCAAGTCAGTACCGGGAATCTCGTAAAAACTAGGAGTCTTGCGAATCTCCTGATGAGTCTGCCACTTGGTTGGCTGAATACCATACTCGAAATCGGCGTCGATGAGTGACTGACCGAGAGACACGCGCTGCCGCTCAATAGCATCCGTGCCAAAGTCATAGGGACGGGTCTGTTGTACGGGTGTATTCTTGGACTGCGTACTGAACGTTCCATCGATCGTACGACTCATATTACTTATGTTGGAGAAATTAAGTGTCAGACTCAACCTCGAGGGTGAATGACCAATCGATACCGTTGTTGCTCAGTGGGAGTCCAAAACGATCACGAACCTGAATGTTCAACCGGTCAATCTTGTAATCTGGATCAAAAATTTCAATCGACTGCTTGAACCGATTGTCTGACGTCCAATTCTCAACACCACCCTTCTGGACTGTGATTGGAATCTTGAACGTGGCGGCAAATGGCTCCATGCACGAGTTACGCAAATTTTCAATGTAAATACAGACGTAATTGTCAAAGTCGATACTGTACGACTTGTTTGCGACGATAATCACGCCAATTTGGTCCGATGTAAAACCCATAAAGTATCCCAGCGTCAGTGGATCGCCCACGATGCTCGATGCACCGACGACTGATGTGTACTGAATTTTGTTCGTCAGGGTGTTCAAGAAAAATGAACCAATTGCGGGCGTCACCGTGTTGTTCAGCGTGTTCAGGAATGTAGTTGCAGAGTAGTTACCGGGACTGAATGTGTATAACGTTGGGGTCCCCGCAATGTTGATTGTCAGATTGTTGTACGGAGCACGAATGTTGTAAAAACCGACTGGCATCTCGACCGACTTGAGTGCGACGCGGCGAACCTTGCGATGCGTCTGACCGAGAATCACAGCACAGTCGAAGGAATCAATTCCGGAGTTCTTTATGACTGTGTTTGCAGTGGTAGACGACGTGTCGGCATGAACGAACCAAACCTTGCTCATTTACTGTACTTTAAGATATTAATCTCTGAAATGGTACGGAGATGCAGAGCCAGGCTGTAGCCTGGGAAGGGGATGACGTTGATGACCGTTACATTGTTCGAATCTATGGTCGGTGTGAAGATGGACGGTCAATCTGCGTGTCGACTCCTTTTGAACCCTATTTTTTCATCAAAATTAGACCAAGCCACAAGTTTGCCGTTTTGAAGAATGCTCTGAGTCGGCACTTTTATGATCTCACAGAGATTCAGGAGATTCTGGCCAAGGACCTCTGGGGGTTTCGAAATGGTCTTCGTGAGCGATTTGTCAAGCTAACATTCAAGACGATCAAGTCGATGCGAATCTGTGCTGCGATGATTGACCGGATGAAGGAGCGGGACGACCGATGGGAGGATCTCAAGGCGTTTGGTCAGTTGAAGATTTACGAGTCGAACATGGATCCAGTCCTGCGTTTCATGCACGTGTCGGGTGTGCGGTCGACTGGGTGGTTTGAGGTGGCTGGGGGAACACCCGACTACTCCACGTCATGCAACGTAAACTTGTGGGTTGAGGATTACAAAAACATCACCCCAGTCGACCGAGATGACGTGGCACCTCTTCGGGTCATGTCCTTTGACATTGAGTGCTACTCGTCAACTGGTGAGTTTCCAAACCCAAACACCACTCGGGACGTTGTGTTTCAGATTGGCATGACGACTCGCACGTTTGGCTCGGACGAACCCATGGTGCGCAAGTGCCTCTGTCTCAAACAGACTGACGCTGCCGACTGTGAGAGTTTCGAGACGGAGCGAGCACTGCTTGAGCGGTTTGAAAAGTACCTCACAGAAGTTGATCCAGACATTATGACTGGCTGGAACATCTTTGGCTTTGACTTGGAGTATCTTCAAGTTCGTTCTGTCTTGTGTGGCCTTGCGCCAACCTGGGGTCGATTCAAGGATTCACCGATCGAGTTGGTCACGAAGAACCTTTCGTCGAGTGCGCTCGGAAACAACTTGCTCAAGCTGGTGCCTATGCGTGGCCGGTACGTGTTTGACTTTTTCCAGGATGTCAAGCGTGAGCACAAACTGGAGAGCTACTCGCTGAACAACGTGTCGAAGCACTTTCTGAAGGATCAGAAGAATGACATGCCAGTCAAGGAGATTTTCAGTCGTTTCGCGGAGGGTGATCCGAAGCGTCTCGGGGAGGTTGCGGAGTACTGTATTCAGGATACGGTCCTGCCCCACAAACTGCTCGACAAGCTGTGTCAGCTCCAGAACCAGATTGAGATGGCCAAGGCGTGTTGGGTGCCTCTGTCCTTTCTGAGCGAGCGTGGACAGCAGATCAAGGTGTTTAGTCAGATGGCGTACAAAGCTCGACAGCTTGGATTTATCATTCCAGTTTTCAAAAAGCCACTCGTATCTGGCCCGGATGATGGCTATCAAGGTGCGACTGTTTTGGATGCTCAGACTGGCGCGTACTACGGCCCAATCACGGCACTCGATTTCGCGAGTCTGTACCCGAGCATCATGTGCGCACACAATTTGTGCTACTCGTCAATGGTCATGGACCCACAGTTTGACAACCTTGAGGGGGTTGAGTACGAGCAGTTTGGTCAGTTTCGTTTTGCACAAAATGTACCGAGTCTCCTGCCAGTCATCCTGACGGACCTCAAGGCGTTTCGCAAAAAGGCGAAGAAGCTCATGGCGGCTGCGGAAGGGACGCCGATGGAGGCGGTGTACAACGGCCAACAGCTTGCGTACAAGATTTCGATGAATTCTATTTATGGGTTTACGGGGGCTTCCAAGGGTATGTTGCCTCTGGTGGCGATTGCGAGCACAGTCACTATGCGGGGCCGCCAGATGATTGAGGAGACGAAGAATTACGTCGAGGCTAATTTTCCGGGTGCTCACGTAAGGTACGGAGATACTGACTCTGTGATGGTGGAGTTTGACGTGCAAGGTCGCAAAGGTCAAGAGGCGATTGATTACTCATGGCAACAGGGTGAGCAGGCTGCCGAGCAGTGTACTAAGTTGTTCAAGGCGCCAAACGACCTGGAATTGGAGAAGGTGTACTGTCCGTACTTTCTGTACTCGAAGAAGCGCTACGCCGCCAAGATGTATGAGAAGGGGCGTGACGGTGCCGTCGTCTTCAAGAAGATTGACGTCAAGGGACTGCAGGTGGTCCGACGGGACAGTTGTCCGTACGTGCGTGAAACTCTCAAGAAGCTCCTGGAGATGATTCTGGAGAGTGACGATCCGCGCCCACCGGTGGAGTTTGCAAAGCAAGCAGCCAAGGCTTTGACGAACGGTGAGGTGCCTACGGACAAGTTGCTGATGAGTAAGCAATTGGCGGCAAACTACAAGGTGAGGATGCCTCACGTGGAGGTTCGGGACAAGATTCGCAAGCGTGCGCCTGGATCCGAGCCTCAACAAGGGGATCGCGTCGCATTTGTGATTGTCGAGGGTCCTAAGAATGCAAAGATGTTTGAAAAGGCGGAGGATCCCGAGTGGGTTCTCGAGAAGAAGATTAAGATTGACTACCAGTACTATTTCACGAATCAGCTCAAGAAGCCGGTGTGTGACCTCTTGGAGCCGCTCTTGGGACGTGACACGGAGAAGCTCATCTTCCAGCCCAAGGTTCGGACCATCACGCAGTTTTTCACGCCGAAGTGACCAATGCGTTGTAAATTCCGTAAATCGCTGCAATATTCACAAACATAAGAAAAAGACACACTGCCATCTTCGCTCGTGTCGATTTGGGTGCAATGTCTCCGTACCCAGTAGTCGAGAATGAGACGATAGAAAAGTAGAGCAAATCGACGAATCGGTCCGTGCTTCCTTTGCGGAGGCCTGACATGTCACTGTCTGTAACCCATGAATGCATTACACCTGCGAAACTAAGATTTGTGACGATCAGTGCCACAAGAAGTTTGAAGAAATTATGGAACATTTGTTGTCGTAGACTGAGAAAAAAAGTTAAGGAAAAACACTCCTAAATTAGTAAGTAAAAATGGAACGTCAGATTACAGAATTGATCGAGGAGGAGGTGAACCGCCGGGTTGCTCTTCGCGTCAGCAAGTCGCTCGATGTCATCTCGAAGTTGTACGACATTCCGCTTGTGCGCCTTGTACAAGATACGGCAGATGTCGAAGTGCGGTTTTGTCAAGGGGTGCTCAAAAGCAAGAAGCGATGCCTCAAGGAGCCCCAGCACAATGGCTACTGTCTCTTTCATCAGAAGCAGATTCCTGTTTCAAAGGCGCATACAGTTCCAAATCCGGCTCCTCAACAAGTCACATGGGGTTGTGCGCCCGTAAGCCGCTTAAACATTTAGCAGGTTAATAGTACAATGACCAAGTCAAGCTTACTTCTCGAGAGTCTCACCCGTTTTTTCAGCATTCAGCAAAACGCCGAACAGCTACATGATGTTCTCTCGCATAGAAAGGGTATATCCCTTCGCAACTTGGAGTGGTTTGTAACGAACTATTCCAAGACACGTCACGTGACGTACACGGGGCCAAATGGAAAGATTTTTACTGTCCACGTGGCTTACAAGTCGTCACTTGACGGATACTCGAAGAAGCTTTTCGATCCATTTTGTCGGACCGAACGCATCGAGTTCCAGGGGTTGACCACTACGGTGGCTCAGCTTAATTTTATTCGGTGGTGCATCACGAATGGCATCATCGCATATCTTATCAACAACAAGACGGAGTTGACGACAAATCCAAAGGACTTGGATGGTCTACATGAACGGAAGGCGGGCGAATCCATTCTCGAACTCGAGGATCGTGTACCCGTAGTAGAACAAATATAAATTGTACCCCTGGTTGACCTGCGTGGCGTATTGCTGGACAAAAACGAGCTTGAGCGTCGTCGTTTGCGAATCCAATTTAGAAAAATTGATATATCCCCCCGCATTGTACTCTTTCGGATTGAGCCCGAAGGAATACATGTATATGTTCTTTGCCGGTATGGACAAGTTGTGCTCGGAGGGCTGCTTGAATGCGTAATAGAGGGACCCCTGAAATGTACTTGTAATGTCCATATTGTTGAGCACAATCTTTGCCGTTTCAATCGGGTCCACGAAATAGGACGTCCCGGATGTGAATGGCAGTGACACTGCAGTCTGAATGTACTTGGTCGTAAACCCATACTCGTACCGCACGTCAGTGTACAGGCTCGATGTCACCGTCTCGTACTTTTTGTTTCTGATGAACCAAATGAGCATCTGGACCGGGAAGCTGGCCGTGAGCTGCAGTTGTGTGGTGGCACTGTTGAACGCCTGGACCCCCTCCTTC